GCTTTTCATGTTGGTTTTGCGTCATTCACCTATTCTATCTACACTAAAGTAATTTCCATCTCCTCATATTCAGCAGCCATTTCCAGCTGGTCGGGGAGCGTTGCTTCTAGGCGGAGGCGGGGCAAAGCACAGGCGTCATCCTTGGCCCCCTTATTGCTGCCAACACGCGTCTCATAGAGTGCCTTATCCTCTTCTTCCTGCGTGTAAGCTTCTTCCTTCTCCAAGCCTACAAGATCAACACCAGTGGCTTCACTCATGAACTTCTTGAGGGATTCCTCATCCAGTAGAATGGAAGAGAAGGATGTGCCACCGCGGATAGGCTGGCCCGTCATGATATTGGCCGAAACACCCGTGATAGGATCCAGTTCTCCAAAGAGGGCCGCCCGTAACATAATATCCTCTGTCTGCTCGAAAGAAGCCTTTGCTAGCGGTCCAATATTGTTCTTGTTGATACCATAGCGATCCACTGTCATTAGCTTACCCTTCGAGCAGATTACATCGCACAGGAGACCAAAGTGGCGGAAGTTAACATTATTATCTTCGAAAAGACCACTGATTTCCTTAAGGAGAACAGCACGCGTGGCCTCAATACCTAGATTGGAGTAAATATCATGAATATTATTACTATAGAGTCTGGAGGGGTCAATATCGGGGTGGCAGAGGACATCCAAGAAGTTTGTTCCATCCGTATCTAGAACGAACTGGTCTACCTTCTCGTATCTGCCTTCTACCGCACTGAATTCAAAGAAATCCTTGACATAACTGAAGGTTACCGCACGAAGACCCGTTACACCACGAACAAGGGTATTTGTTAGGAGATTATTCTGGAGTTTCTTAAGAGCAATTAGGTCATCCATCGGATCCTTCGCAAAGGGATCCTCTAGACGCATACGGATAACGAGATCATCCGCATTGTAATCAGTATAAGCAGTCTCAAGAGTGAAGCGACGCTTAATAACATAGAGAACATCTTCCATTGTAATATTCTTTAGGAACATCTTATCACGATCCAACTCAAGACGTAGAATCCACGGGCTCTTCTTAATAGTCTGCTGTTCACTTGAAGACGCCGCCGAAGCTGCCAATGCCGCATTAGATCCTTGTCCGAGATTCTCATACGCCAAGAAGAAGGATAGCCACTCCGAGTCTTGGGCGATAACTGTCGCATCGTCGCGGGGATCAAAGTAGATACGAGCAACGGTTACAATATCCTGTAGGAGCGTAAACTCTAGTTCCTGTGCTATGCGTCGGGCTTCCTCCTTTGACTTGCGGAGTTCGGGTTTCAAGTAGATTGACAACACCGATGCCTTAGGATTACGCGTGGCCTTGAGCAGTTCCTTAAGACGGGGGATACCTCGGGTTCCAGCAGACTTAGCTGCTACACCTGCCAAGTGGAAAGTGTTCAGCGTCATCTGCGTAGAGGGCTCTCCAATACTCTGAGCTGCGATAATGCCCACCATTTCACCCGGTACGCACCAAGAAGCCCAGTTCCTGTTAATAACCTGTGTGGCCAAGATTTCTAGAGCCGCCTGCGTAAAACCACGACGCTGGAGATTCTGCGGATTCATGTGATAGCGAAGAAGAGCCGCCCAAATCTTGTTTCGCGGCATCGTCCTTTCCTTGATACGCTCGATGACAGCCAAGACTTGTGTTCCCGTAACCTTATTGGGCTCTTCCGGATTCAAGTTAAACTGTAGTGTGATATTCTTGATGATTCGGTCAAGATGAACAGGGCCCGCAACCGTCTGCTTATCTGTCTTGATCAGTTTGCTGCCGAGAACGCCTTCTACCAGCATACGGCGATCCTGCTTTACCGCTGCGATGAATCCTTCAGATTCCTCCGAACCAGCATCCGGAATCGCAAACTGCTCCTCAATCTCTTGGTCCGAGAGGCCGCCGATATTGAGCGGCTGGTACTCAATCTTAGTGGCATTTGTACCATCCTCGCCGTAGGAGAACTGGATGATTGTGCCCGCCGCATCCCGCACTGTCTTGTCGTGCTGTGTCATTAAGTCCTCCATCGCCTTTACAAGCTGACGCTGGAGATATCCAGTATCGGCTGTCTTAACAGCTGTATCAATCAGACCTTCACGACCTGACATAGCGTGAAAGAAGGTTTCTGCTGGAGTCAAGCCCTTAATGAAAGAGGACTCAATGAAACCACGAGCAGCCGCACCGTCATCATAACGCTTGAAATGGGGTAACGTACGGTCTTGGAGACCATAGGGAATACGCTTACCTTCTACGTTCTGCTGACCGAGAACAGCAATCATCTGGGCTACGTTGGTGTTAGACCCCTTAGAACCGGCCTTAATCATATTCGTCATGCGATTGTTGTCTGCTAGACTGTTACGACCCAACTTACCCGCATTGTTCACTACCTGATTGAGTTCGCCAAAGATGAGACGCTCGAACTCTTCCTGATTGGTTCTGCCTGAAGAATTGTCAAAGAGACCCAAGTGAACCTGCTGGATGATATTTTCAATCTTGCCCTTCAGTTCATTCATCAACTTGTCAATCTCGCTGCGGGTGTTCGCATCAGCAATCAAGTCCGAGAGACCAACTGAGAAACCACTGTTCATCAAGTGAATGGCTACAATTCTCTGTAGGGAATCCAAGAACTGTACCGTCTTAGCAGGGCCATAATCATTATAGATAAGGTGAATGAGGGCCGCAGAGAAGATGGACTTATCAAAGACACCCTGTGTTACAATGCCATTCTTGATGCGGACGAAATTCTCGGACTTCATGTTACCCTTATCCTTTTCCTCATCATACTGACCGTTAGGCATGTCCAGATTGAGGGGCGGTAGAAGAACACTAACAACCTGCTGGCCCGACCACTTGTTACCATTCTCGGTTGATGCGGGAGGCGGTAGAATACCCGTCCAGCCCGGTGTTTGAATCAGCATATTCATGACTTCACGCGTATTCAACTTAACCGAGCTACGCATGAAACGGTTGACGCCTACGAGGGTATCCTGTACTACTGACACGATAGGCTTTGAATCACGGGGTGACACAATCTGGAGGGGAACCGCTGCAATTTCCCGGAGTTCCATGGCTGCCTCTTCACTCTGCGGCGCATGTAAGTTCATTTCATCTCCGTCAAAATCAGCGTTATAGGGTGCCGTAACAGAGACGTTAAGACGAAAGGTATTATGCGGCAGAACACGGACCTGGTGACCCATCATTGACATTCTGTGGAGGGACGGCTGACGGTTGAACAAGACATAGTCACCATCCATCAAGTGGCGATTGACAATATCACCCTCAAAGAGTTGAAGATCCTTGCCCGTGATGTGCTTGAGGGAAATCATGCGATTATCCGCGGCACGCACAATGGTCTTCGCACCGGGATAGACATCGGGGCCGTTCTGAATCAACTTATAAAGTTTGTTGATATTGAATGAGGTGACACGCTCAGGATACGTCAGATTCTGAGCAATACGAATGGGAACACCGATTTCCTTGATGCTGATATTAGGGTCAGGAGTAATAACAGTACGAGCAGAATGTTCTACACGCTTGCCTTGAAGATTGTTACGGATGCGACCTTCCTTTGAACCGAGACGCTGCTGGACTGACTTGAGCGGCCGGCCAGAACGCTGGGCTGAAGGCGGAACACCGGGAATCTCATTGTTGATGAAAGTGGCGACGTGATACTGGAGAACATTCGTCCACTCATCAATCACCTTCTTCTTGACATTCTTCGCAATCTTATCTGCTAGAAGCGTATTAGTCTTGATGATGTCCACCAACTTCTGTGTCAAGTCATCCTCCGAACGCTGATTGTTATCCTGTAGAACTGAAGGACGAACCTGCGGCGGAGGGATGCTGAGAACTGAGCACATCATCCAGTCAGGGCGGCACCAGTAGCGGCTGAAACCCATGAAATCCACATCATCGTCTGAGATACGCTTGAGGAGACGGTGGACATACTCGGGCTCAAGGAACTTGCGGAGGGTTACAAGATTGGAAAGCAGAGCACCCGTATCCTTATCATTGACTGCTCCTGTAATATTCGCACCCTCGGGGATCTCTGAGCCAACAGGAATCTCCATGTCCTTCCACTCCGCGAAAATCTTACAGATGTCATCTTCCGTATAGTTACGGGGCTGACGGGCTCCACAGCCATCCTCAATGGCTTCACCGCAACGGCTAATCTTGGTACACTGGTTCAAGACCTGCTTCCAGCGGGCTTCGCCCTTCAGCTTGAGGAAATTCGCATGCTGTGTCTTATCAATCAGCAACTTTCCACACTTCATGCAGCAGCAACGGAGGACCTTAAGAATAAGCTTGAAGAACTGAATGTAGTAGACGGGTCTTGCTAGTTTATAATAACCCCAGTGACCTTGGCACTTGTGATTGTTCTGGAAGCATGAGCGACAGTTCTTACCATTTTCCAGCACACCCATCCGTGGATCAAAGAGGCCACCGATTTTACCTTCTTGGGTATTATGGTTTGTAATTTCTACGACAGACCGACGGATAATCTCGTCCGGGCTGAAAATGCCGAACTGAATTCCGACAATAGTCTCTGTTTCAGAGGTACTTGGAAGAAAGGGCATCCTATCTGTCCTATATATGGTTTTTTTAAACCATGGCTACGCATGGTCAAATTTTATCCTTTAGTTTTGAATACTAAAATTTGAGCCCCTTTGCTTTCGTGCTAAAGGTTAGTAATGTCACTAGAAATCATCATCGGCCCCATGTTTGCGGGGAAGTCTTCCGCCCTGCTTTCACGTATTCGGCGGAGTAAAGCAATTGGAAAGAATGTTATGGTTATAACATCTTCACTGGATAAACGTTATTCAGTGGAGCCTGCGTTAACAAGTCATGATAAGGAATCAGTTGCCGCAGTCGCAGTAACAAAACTGATGTCTTGTTTACAGGATGATGATATACAGAGGAGCAAATTGCTAGTGGCTGATCTTATTATTATTGAGGAAGCCCAATTCTTCCCTGATTTGCTTCAGTTTATAGAATTGGTGCTTGCACTTGAGAAGAATCTAGTAGTCTGCGGCTTGGATGGAGATATTGCTGCGAAGCCGTTTGGTCAAATCCTAGACTGTATACCTCTAGCAGATTCAGTTGTAAAGATGACGGCTCTATGTGAACTGTGTGCTAATGGAACACCCGCTATCTTTACTGGTCTACGTCACTCAGTTCCTACGGAGGGGTTTATACATGTCGGAGCGACCGAAACGTATATTCCTCTTTGCCGCCGGTGCAGGTTCGCTTAGTTCAACTAAGCAACCAACGGATTGTCAACTTCGTTGACTGTTCCGCTTCACCTAACTAATGTCGACTTCTAGCACTCCCTCCACCTCCACCTCCTCCTCCACTAACTTGACCTACCAGCATTACTATACCAAATATACCTAAACATAGACCTATTATGGCAAGAACTTCTAATATCATAATGCTTTGTAGATCATAGTCCGGCATATATGGTTGTAAAGCATACCCAATTCCAGCAAGAATTCCTACTATAATTATAACAATTGGACCTCCCATCATGATAGCAGCCATAGCAGCAGCGTCACCCATCTACCTACTAAAGACAATATTCTAATTGAAGGTAAATGGAACAGAACAAGGAATTAGAAGAACAACTAGAGGCTGCGGGATTCTACGAGGAGACCAGCACAAGTAGCGAAGTTTCCAGCAAATATCCTCTAGATGCTGTTCTTTGGGCTGGCTCAACTCCCTGCTGTAAAGAGGTTGTGATCGCAAAGTCAGCCGAATATGGCCGGATGCTTTTTACAGAGGGTGAACTCCAGAGTACTGAGGGTGATGAGGCTATTTACCACGAGCACTTGGTTCATCCGGCGATTATGATGTACCGGAGTTTGTACGGTGATAAGCCGCTGCGTGTTTGCGTCCTAGGAGCGGGTGAAGGAGCAACTTGCCGTGAACTCTTGAAATGGCCTGCGACTGTTGTAAAGGAAATTGTATGGAATGACTTTGATAAGGCCTTAGTGGATCTTTGTCGCGATTATATGGGGTACTGTCCAGGTCTGATCGCAGAAGTCTTCTATCCCAATCAGCGTGTCATTCAATTGAATATGGACGCCTGTAAGTTACTCAGAGATGAAACCCTTCCAGCCTTTGATGTCGTAATTTGCGATTTGCCCGATCCCGAATTGGACGCAGCAGCAGGCGGATTGTACAGCCCGGCATTCTGGAAGGATATGTATAAACGAACATCAGCCAAGTGTATTATTGCGTCACATTGTGGACCTATCGCACCTATGTCAGTGGATGGAATGGCCCTGGCAACCTCCGTTTCTGAGGCGATGATTAAGGGGGGTTTTAAAGGTCCGCGTCTAGGAAAGGTCGCAATTCCCTCATATCAGAGTGAATGGGGGTACCTCTTCGGAACAAAGGATAGTCCTCCTAAAGACTTAGAAATGGGTTCCCTACCTGCGGGATGTCGTATTTTGGATTCAGATGCGTTAGCTTCTTTTTTCCGGATTCCGGCATATTATACCCGGGTGGAGTAGGGAGGCAAATGGCCGATTCTTTAACAACTCGTATCTTAGCGTTCGACTTTGACCTGTGTGTGTGTGATGGGGCGGGATTCTTTGAGTTGTTTACACAACTTTTGGATATTTATCAGTTCTGTCACATTAACAAGCACACAGGCGGTCTGCCGGATGGATTTGTAGAAGCGGTGGAAAAGGCCTATAAGATATTGGCTTTGGACGTTGCGGCTGCTTCCAAGAAAAAGGAACTCTCCCTCTTTCGTCCCGGCATGGAAAATGTTTTCCGAACGGCACAATTAATGAAAAGTCAAGGTCGTCTAGACTATATAATGTTTTACTCTAATAATTCTTGCCCCGAATTCTTATCCTTTGTGGAACTCGTTATCCGTCTAGCAAATCTAAATATGTTCTCTGTCAAAAAGCCTGTTGTGGAACTCGTCTTCACTGCGAATACTGCTTCCCGCATGAAGGTGGAGCGGGCTCCTACAGGACAACCTAACGCACGAGAAAAGACAGTCCGAGGAATTCTCCAATGCTTGGAAGATTTAGACTTACCTTTTAGTTCATCACCGGAAATCCTCTTTTTTGATGATATGAAGCACACTGGCTTAGGATCTGCTCTTAAAATGGTTCCCGAATATAAGGCACTTCATACTGGCCAGCAGATATATGATGTGTTTTTTGGTACTCTTGAAAAAGTGGGGCTTTTTGTTGGCGGAGAACTGCGACCTGAATGGCAGAAACTGGGAATTTCCAATTCACTAATGAAGAATTCCGCAGCGGTTTTTAAGGACTGGCTTTTGACTAACAAAGACTTTGGAGCACAATCTATAATTGACGGACCCATCTACGAGAAAGAAATCAAAGTTAGTGATACAATGATATCGGAAATATATACATTCTGCGGAGTTCAAGGAATAAATAAAAAGAAAAGCAGAAAACGTCGGGGAAAATATGACCAATAATATAGATGGCTAGTCTTATGGCAAGTGCTTCCCCGCCGAAAGCAGAATCACCGCCTAAGTCGGGTGATGACAAGGAAAAGTCCAAGCCCGTAGAAGTGGCAAAGCCCAAGAAGTTTTTAAACGGCTGGACACCTGAACTGGACGACTTGATGGCTGAATGGGCCGATAAGGCCGCATGTTATCGCTGGATGCACGAACGTACTGAGAAGATTTTCAGCCGCAATGACCGGATGATTACGATTCCTGTTATTATTCTGAGTACGCTAACGGGAACTGCTAACTTTGGTCTTACTTCCATTTTTGGCGATAACAAAAGTGCTGCAAGTTTGGCGACACTAGCGATCGGCGGTGTTTCAATTATTGCCGGAATCATCACGACACTGGGGAATTTCTTGAGATACGCACAGGGCTCTGAGGCTCACCGTGTTTCTAGCATCTCATGGGGCAAGTTTAATCGTTTAATTTGCGTTGAACTCCGCCTGAATCCCAATGAACGCATGGACTCAATGTCATTCTTGAAGATTTGCCGTATTGAACTGGATCGTCTTATAGAGCAGTCTCCGCCGATTCCCGATAATGTTATTGCGGCCTTCCGCAATGAGTTTGGATCATCAGTGGATGTTAAGAAGCCTGATATTGCGGCGGCGATAGAGCACACGAAGGCTTTCAAGGATAACGGTGCTCGTCTCAAGAAGATGGCAACTGAGGCTGCTATCATGATCGCACAGAAGAAGGGTGTCCTCAAGCAGATGGTTGTATCTGATTTGGATATTCGTATCAAGGAGGAAAATGATCGCATGAAATTGGAGCTCAAACCGATGCTGGAGGCTATCGCTAAAAAGGCCGCAGAAGATACAATGAAGAAGATGAACGGAGGAGGATCAAAGGGTGGCACGCGTGAACCATCCCCTGAGCCCGGTGGAACACGAGGGGCCTCAACACTTTCATCATCAATTCATTCAAAGAAGGCGGCTGAAATTAAGAATGAATTAAGCCGAATGGCCTCGTCTGGTGTTGTAAGTATGTTGAAGTCACAGTTCAAGATTGGTTCTGAGTTGCCGATTGCTTTTAGTGCTCCACCGCCCGCTCTTATTGAAAAGAAGGATGATGATGAGGAGGTAGAAGTTATTGTTCCTCCAGAGTCAATCACACTTGATATAAGCGGTTCTCCTCTAACTGACGTAAGTGGTGCTATAATAGTTGGCAAAACCGATGAACCAAAAATCATAGTACATATGTAAGTGCTTTTCGTTCTATTTGTGGTAGGTCGTTAAATTATTTTCAAAAGTTTACGTTATACTAAGAGATGTGTAGTTGTCAAGCAGGAAAAGTCAAGGGTGTGGAAACCGAAGAATGGGGTCCACACTATTGGAAACTCCTTCACAAATTGTCATTAAAAGCGGGTACTTTGACAGATAGTAACGGTCAAGCAGAAGAAATGCGTCTATGGGTTCGCATTTTTCGGGAAACGGGGAAAGCAATTCCCTGCGAAGATTGCCGCAACCATTACAAGGATTGGCTTCTAGAACATCCAATAAAACCATTTCAGGATTTGCCATATTCAGAAAAAGGGGACTGGATTAGAAACTGGTGGTGGGCTCTTCATTCCGATGTAAATAGACGAACTCAAAAAACAAATATTGAATTTTCTGAGTTGGCTATGACATATGCTACGGTGTTTACGCGATTTGAAATTGCGACAATTGAAAAGTATAATGGAAAGGCATGTTTAGCTTCGCAAGTAAAATTATTTGATTTTAAGGAGTGGAAAAAATCGGTGATTATCTTAAATAGTTTATACTATTGATGTATGATATATTTTATGAATTAAATCCAAAAATTGTTCTTTATTGTGAAAAATTGGCTGCGGATTTGTAATTTGTCCATACCCCCATTGTGAACTAAAGATTAAACAGTTTGCTTTGGTATAATTTGCGGCTATCCAACTTGTTCCGGAATCACATCCAATAAATAAATAAGATTTATTACAGATTTTCACAAATTCATCAAACAAAAAAGAATTATTTACTCTTAAATTGTCATACACATGTAAATATTCACTTTCTGGCACAGAAACTTTCTGCCAGTCCAAGAAAATATGTAGATGTCTTTTGGTTTGAATACAAAAATCAAATAGGGTAGAATAGATACTTTCAGGAAGATTTCGTGAAGTATCATTAGTTGTATTTCGTATCCAAACTGCTATATTAGTATTAGACTTATCGTTATTCTTATTAAATTTAATAAAAGATACTACACGTATTAATGAGTGATTTAATGTATGATCTTTACATATTTCATTTATTTCTATTAGTTTTTCCTTTGGCACAATTCTATAATACTGGTTATTAATTTTACCTAGATTTATATCCCACATTTCAGTAGAAGTATGTAGGTTATTTAAATCTCCAGTAGTTTGCCAATGCGAAGCACAATGATATGTAAAAAATATATTGGACAGATTTAGCTCCAAGAGTATTTCTTCATATCGACGGTTAAAATATCCGTTTTTATAAAATGGATGTAAATAATTGCTGCCAGCATATGGCTTATTGGCTGGAAAATATGGACTACTATCTGCTGGATCACGAATAGGAAAATAACTTAAGTCAGTAATTTCATCGTAAAGTTCTTCTTTTTTGTAGGTAAATGCTATATCTTGAACTTCTAGAATTATATCACAATAATGTTTTAGGAAAAATGTATTTCCAATAAAACAAAGACCTATAATAAGTTTATTTTGTGCTCGTAGAAAATTTGAAAAATTATAAATAAGACTATTGTATAATATTACCTTAAATCCAATTTCACCACCAATATATGAAATAAATGCTAAATTTGGATGTTCTTTTTTAAATAAAGTCATTATTTGTAAAAATGTCTCAGGATTATTGTCTATTTTAATGACTATCATTAAAATATAATATAATTTATCTTAACTATTCTACCTTAGGTGTGATATAGGTAGAGTGCGTAATAATATGCCGAAATACACTTATGGATATTAGTCTTACTATAATCGGTAAGGCCAAACCAATGAAGGATAACCATGTTTAATAGTAAATTCTTGTCATAGCCTTCAAATAAGTGTATAAAATTATTTATTACATTTTTGACCGGAATATCAATATTTGTGTTAGAAATATAAAAACAAAACTTTTCGTCATTATTGAAGATATCAAACCCGCTTAATGAATATAATATTTTTCCTATATCATATTCAGACAGACCAAATATCTTAGTCTTTCCAAAATAACCACGTGGATCAATGAATTTAATTGTTGTATTCTCTATCATCATATTTGACATATGAGGATCTCCATGTATTACACTATACTGACTTTCTTTTAATGAAAAATACTCTTGAATGTTTTTAAAAAGTGTTTCAATAATTTTGTCGGCAGATTCAACAATTGCTACATTATTTACTGTTTTAATAAAGGAAAACTCATCTAGTAAAGGCTTTATATTATTTAATCGTGTACGGACTTTATCAAAAAATTCAATATAAATATCGGTATTAAGATTATTTCTATTAACTGGAATTTTCTGGCTATGAAGTTTTTGTAGTGTCATAATTATATTCTTTATAATACCACATTGAGTATCATACGATTTTGTTAGAAATGTATTATAAACAGTTTTGCCAGTAATCTTCTCCATTTCAAAACTATTCGTACTAAATTTCCAGATAGATGGTACATTAGTGTATCCACGTAAGAAACAGAACTTATAAAAAAGGAGTTCATCGTTTATTATCTTATCGCCATACGAACAGGTGGATTCTTTTAGGAGTATTGTGTTATTTACTTCACTAATCTTATTAAAATATCGTGTTATGTACGTGTTTG